GAGCTTCAACCGTTTGTGGTTTTCTCGCATAACTGGCCATGGTTTACCCCTTTCCCAGAACATATTCTTCGTCAATCTGTTCTCTCGGATGTCTGAATGGCATTTCGTAGTATCTAAGAGACGGTATTGCCAACATTTTTATTGCTTTATCTATGTCTAGTGGTTCGGATGGCACATCTAGTCCATGCATTCCACAAAGCACCTGGTTAGCACATTTTATCTTTTCCATGGTTTACCTCATGCCATTCCGCTATGGTTCTTCTTAATCTGTTCAGCTAGTCTTTTGCAAACATCGTCGATTTCAATTGCGCCACCAATATCAACCGGGCCAATATTAATGCAAACACCTTTCTTAGTTGGCTGAGGCGGTGGATCTTTGGGTTTTGTATGTCTGGGGGTTTCCGCAACCCTGTGACTATAATCAACGCTCAAAAGTCTTATTCGCTCTTGGGTGATTTCAATACCCTGCCCCGGATTACCATGTTTTCTTAAAAATTCTACCAGTGGTAAAGCCAGTCGATCCATTTCCTCAAATTGTTCTTTGTTCATGGACTTTCTCCTTATTCTTAACTTCATAATCAAATCCCCTGAAACCGCAAATAAAACATGCTTCCTGAATCCTTTGCTTTGGATCAACCCGCCTGATCGTCTGTCCCTCATCCTCCTGGATCACATCAGCGCACCGGTTACAAAGCGTCATAACCTCAACTTTATGGATCGTCATGTGTGCACCCTTTGCAGATCAGGCACCCGGTCTGTTTCCCGGGATCTTTTAAAGTCTGCTTGTCCAAACACTCACCGTCCCGGCAATATTGACATTCTTTTTTATCACATTTATTATCTGGCACAGCATCATCCCCCTATATTTGTTTTAAAATCGCTTTTGATCCATAAAGCATTCCATATTTGTATCCGTATTTGCTCAACCCATAAAAATATGCATCTCTTCTTCGGCTGTCATCCCATCGGCATATCATTATTATTTTTGACTTATTATATCTGGCATCTTCTCTGATAAATTTTTCAAACTCCAACACTTTATTTCTCGCCCATAACAACCCTTTCAATCCATCTTTCCCGGTTTGTTCGAGTGCTGGATAAGGGTCTTTATTCTTATTCTTAATCACTAAGGAAATATTGAAATAGACTGTCGTTTTCGTCCATTCCTCTTGAAATTCAATTCTTATTGCTTGCCCGCTGTCCATTATTTTTTTATCAAAGTAATATGGGTGTTGATCGTCAGTTGTATATTTAAACAATCCATCACCGCCCCTTTAATTTTTTTACATAAAAAAGACGCCCTTTCGGACGCCTATATATTTTCTTCAAAATGTGGCTCAATTAGGAACCTTCCACATTTTACATTATAAACTTTCTTGTTTTGAAATTGTCGGCAATGTTGTTGTTTACACCAACTTTATCTGTTCCAGCGCTTTATTGGTCAGGTTGTACACCTGTTTAATACTATAGTTCATTCTCTCCGCAATCTCTCCCTGGCTCAAGCATTCAACATAGGTTAGCTGCAACACCGTCCGCAATTTCGGTGTTTTCACTTGGTCCAAATGTTTCATTATCTCGACCCGAACCTTGACAGATTCTTCGATTTCCGCTTTAATTTGCAATTGTAGGGGTTCCCATTTTGCTATCCAGTCTCCAGAATCCAGACCGTCGCCTCCCCGTGGCATGTCTGTGATGACGCTGGTCACTTTGGTGGCCCCTGCAATCAATGTTTCCAGCTCGTTTTCCAAGCTGTGGGTCAACTCCATCTGATACTCATATCCCCTGAGTATTTCATCTTTCCGCTTATCTTTCGGCCGACAAACCGCTTTATTTGACATCCGCTTCCCCCTCTGATAAAATAATTTTGTGAGTTATCTACCAGGGGCGAAAGCCCTTTTTTTATGTCAACTAATCAGCCAATAAACTCTGAAGCATGCAAGACACTATGCCCAATCGGAATCCACATAATTTGCTTTACAACTTTTTCATCTTTCCAAGTGTATAAGTAACTCTGGCAGCTTCCTGGATTTTTTAAATCGATCTCAAGCCCCGCATCTTTACACATGTCCAAGAACTTATCTTTTTCAAAATTGTTTTGAACTCGTACTACAACTTTATATTTGACAAAATCATCTATCGTTTTCACTTTTTAAAACCTCCTAATTTCTTACTCAACCACTCAAGCAATTCATATAACCGAAGCTCTTTCGCCACTGCGTCTATGAGTTCGTTCCATGCTTCGCGAAGCCTGTCCGTGTCAAGGCCAATATATACTCCTCCTTCTTCACCCTGATCGTATCTATTTACTTTTTCATAGTTACCATAGCCTTTGCACGCATCACAAGGATCTGTATTTTCGGCTTCATCGCTTTTGCATCCTAAACAACTCGGTTCAATAGTCATCTAAAACCTCCTCAATATTCAGTTGACGCGATAATTTCAGGTTCATCGATATCCCCAAGTTGTTTTATTTCATCATCAAATGAAGTGTAAACACAAAGCGTTCCTGCAAAATATCCCAAATTACCAAATATTTTATCGCCAGTTACAACTTTTCCTTTTTCCAATTCCCCAGATGTTTCTTTCCACATTCCACATGTTTTTATATTTACCACCTCGGGATCGCATTCGTAACCAGCCCCCGTTAGTTTGTTGTGCCACTCTTGCGTTTCTTTTAAAGCCCATGGGCTTGCTACATAATCGCACTCATCAAATAAATAAACGTTTATTTCTGCCATCTCAAAACCTCCTATAATTCCCTCTATCCCCAACACAAAACATTCGGCCTCTGTAATTTGGTATGTAGCCGTATTTTTTCGCATTGCTTTTCATCCGGTAATCAGCCTGGTAGATTTTCTTTTTCTTGGTTGATGAATAAAAATCAAAGCTTTCAAAGTATACGTCTTCCATGAATTCAATCACCGGGCGTATTGCCTTGGCAATGGCATTAGCTATTTCTTTAAGGGCGCACCCTAGCCTTTCAATAGTTTTATAAATTTCAATTACTTGTTCATCGGTAAAGCCATGTCCCCTCCCGACTATTAATATTTGTTCATTTTTGCACTTCTCTTTTTCTATAAACTCATCCTTGATATTTGACGGAACAAACCACCCAATATCTTCAGCGCGTGCTTCGTATAATCTTCGTATCTCAATCATCCCTTCCTCCCGTACTTAACCCACTCAACCAAGCCAATTCCAGCTAATGCGACACCAGCAACCACGGCCGTGACGACTGACCCCATGGCGATGATTGTAAATGCGCCTAATGCGAAATCAGTCATTCTCATACTTACCTTTCATTTCATTCAAAATCCGTTGTTTGATTTCCGGTGTTATTTCTTCGGTGGTGCGGAAACAGTTCCCGGCGTTGTAACGGTAATAATCATCACTATATCCCCACCAAACGGTATGGATTACACCGTCATCACTTGTCACAATGCAATACGCTTCCCCATCCTTCGGTTTCCATGGTAGTTTTTCAATTTCGATTGTGCCCCTTAATATACAGGAAACATTGAATAAGCTGGCATAGTTACCCTCATCGTCATACAAATCATAATCTTTGTTAAAATGAAAAGGATTAGATGAAGAACCGACCAAGTTAAACTTCTCTCCAACTTCAACGCCCAACAACTTCAAAACTTCCGGCATATAATTCACCGTTTCACCTCCACAGACTTTCGTTTCCCCTTTTTACCATAACTGATCTTTGCTTTCGGCTTGTCTTTTTCGGCCCAATTGATAAAATTTGATTTTATTTCCAGTCGTTCGGCTTCTGTCATAACTGGTTCTTCACCAGGCTTATAATTCATCTCTTTCCCTCCCGATACTTCCGCCCATACCATCCCCAAGCCGAACCAGTGGCAAATGCCAGGACCAGGGCCATTACTTCAAATGGCATTTTCGCACCTCTCTTTTTTTGCATCAATTTTCCGATGTTCTTTCCCGTGGCACCCATAACACAACCACTAAACATCTAGCGGTTTCGCATAATCAGTGTGATGACCAGACAACTTTCCTTCATCACCGCACCTCTGGCAATTAATAGGTTTGATAACATCACCTCTTTTCACCGCATTATTGAGCTCCCTTCTGGCGAAATATTTCTCATCTTTTTCTCTGATTCTGTTATTTTCTCTTTCCCGATATTTTTCAGGATTCCTCATTCTGTCCATTTTTTCAAATTCTCTATTTTTATCTCGTTTATTTTCTGGATCTCTGCTTTTTATAGCAGCTTTGCAATGACATTTTTTACAATCAAATGTTATTCCAAGTGTTGTCCTTTTATTTTTATAAAAATCTTCGTACTGCTTAAATTCTTTGCATGTCCCGCATCGATATAATGTAACTCCATCTTTGATAATTGTTTTTCTTCTTCTACCAATGTTTTCGATTCCCGTGTGGCTAATCGACATTTTTTCTTTGATTCTTCACTGTGCGGAATGTTATGCATTTTTAACAACCTCGTTAATTGGCAATCTTTCAAATTCCACAGCCCAGACGAATGGGTTAGCATCCCACCCAAACTGATCAAGGTCTTTTTTCTTGATGGTGGAGTCCCATAATTTTTCCATTGCTTTCTTGTATTCTCTTGGACAATCTGCCCATTTACAATTCGGGCCATCACCTTCGCTGTCAGCTGGTGCATATTTTTTCCGCCAGCCATCTTTTGTCCATGCTACTATGCCTTCTTTAAGAGCCTGTTCTTCTGTTATGTCCCGCAACCGCTCCACCCGAACATCAGAGACTTTCAGGAAGATTCTGGCCGCTTCTCGGGGCATGTGAATTGATGGTCGCCATCTTCCTTCTGTTGTTGGTAAAGCAATTATTTCTTCAATTAATTTAGTTTCACCGCCAGCTTTGTATTCGATAATACATATTCTCGCAATTTGTCGTGCTTCTTCAACTCTCCACGTCTCCCGCACCCAAAGGACATCGCCAACTTGATATGGTGCTTTCATTTTACTTTTCCCTGTAAAAGGCGCAATTTCACCACCGCATTGCTTACATGCCCATTCATTTCCACCGCTATTAAAGTAGCCCGGCTTAGTGCAATCATCGTCATAGTGATGATTAGGCTGCGGCTTTACCACCCGCCTTGTCATAGTCTTTCGCCCATCCAGTATCGCCTGTACCATCGCTGTATTAAACAAAATCGGCTTACTCTTTACATCCCCTTGCATGATTCCCCCTCCTGGCAACTCATCGACCCCTCTGGGCATTCCCCGCTCACACACGGTGCACCCGCATTTTTAAACAGAATCGGCGCAACTTGACGGCATTGTGACAGCATTTCATTGGCCATTTCTCTGATTTCCCATTGCGCCCTGTTGCAACATCTTTTACTGAAAAAATGTAGCAGTATGCGAATGTTCATTGTTACAACGATTGAGGTGGTGCAGGCATTCGGTAATACATAACGTGCATTTTCATAAGCTTCTTTTTCGCTCAACCCATCAAATATTAATGACTCTACTAAAACGTCATAAGCTTCTTGCGATTCTTGCATTGCTGATTTAAATAATTCCAACGATATTGATTTGCTATTTTTTATTACTTCCGGAACAACATAATCAAAATTACCTTCACTCACATATCTCTGGCTTTTCTGGCTATACGACGCTATCCGGTGTCTGACCAACTGGTGAGACAACGCTCTACTCACACCATCAATCCCGAATGTAAATGAAGCGTGTTCAAGTGGGCTTTCGTGCCCCATGTTCACTAATTTAGTTAATAGTTTCTTGATCTGTTCGTCCGTTAAGTTATCCATAATCTCATACGTTGGCACATCGCTATAACATCGTTTCGCAGCAGCAGCCACTAATTTTTCTGGGTTTGGTGTATGTTCTAATATTTTTACTTGCATTGTTTCTCCTTATTTCTGTGAATCCTGGTAATTAATTTCACACATAATTCCGCAATCGCCCATGATCTCATCTTCCAACCGGCCCCGGTTCGGGTCTAACTCATCCAACCACACCGGCCCATTCTGATCTTTCAGGATTGCAAATCCTATTTCTCTTTCCCGGATCGCTCTTTCTTTGAAAATCTCCGGGAAATCTCGCCTGATCGAATTCCAATAACCCATGCCACCTTTGACGCATCCAATGCAGTTATTGTTGCGATATCCCAAATCGTACATTTTAGGCCGCTTAATTCCCAACCGTCCACACATACCGTGAGCATCTTCTTTAGTCACCATTTTGGCAATCAGCGGGAATTCGTGGTCATATTCCGGCATATTCTCAGCCAGTCGTTCGGCTCGGTCGCGTTCGGTTAGGTCCAACCCCCAAACATAGGTGTGTCGTCCAGGGTTTTGCTGTTCCCATTCTTTCCGGACCCGCCTTTTTAATAAATTCGTGCAGGGCGCACCATACGGGGCTTTTATATATCCACTGGCTCTTATCACTTCATCCACAGACTTATATTTACTTTGTGTAATTTCTATTTCCCTATTTAAAAACTTTTCGCATTCTTTAACGAATCGCATTGAATCGTCGTGTTGATCGTCGATATGTGTATAAATAATCTTGTCTACATCTTTGCTCAGGTAAGCGGCTATAAAACTGCTTACCCCTGCTGAAAACCATACTACTTTCAAAAACCGCACCCACTTTTTCACTGATTTACAGTTACTAAAGTAGGTAATGGTGTAGGCTTTCCACGCTTCCAGTTGCCAAACAGGTTGCGATACTAGGACACCATTTTATTCTGTTTTTCGATACCTAAATGGGCGCACGTTGCGGACCGGCTGTCTATTCCGGGTCTGCATGCACCCGGTCACCCTCGAAACCTGAATTAACAGGACGGTTTTGTTTTTGATTTATTTCTAATTTTCATATTTCCTCCTATGAAGCCATAGTTCTTTCGACTTCCACAACATTAGCCAACACCAATTCCCTAGCGAATACCGGTGGTACTGCATTCCCGCACCGCTTTACCTGTTCCGTTTTCGTGATCTTTTTCCCGTCCGAATCATAGTCGATTATGTAATCCGGTGGAAACCCATTTGCAGTGAATAACTCCCGGGGATCCAGCATCCTCATTCCAATATCAATAATTTGATAATCAGTGCCGCAAACCGTCACCAGTCCAAATCGATCATGACTTACGACGGTTCCGCACGGTTCTTTTAGATCCTGACCAATCCCCTGCCCATAGTATTTAATCAAAAACGCTCTAACTTCTCCCAGATGCCCGGGACCGGCGACTATTGTATTCACTGGATCTCTTGAATCCGTCCCGATCATATGGTTATTCATTTGGATGATGTGCGAAGTAATCAAAGCATTGTGATCAATTGCAGTAACAGTAGAAAGTGGATCGTCCAAATCTGAACCGGCACCATTATAAGTTCCGCCGTAATGTTTGCATACAAAAGCTTGTATCAATCCATACCTCGGACTTCCATCAATCGTCATGATTGGCTCATTTATCTTTTGTCCTCTGACTTCATGGCTCAATGTTTCTGAATGGTATTGGATGAGCATTGAAGTTTGATCTTCGATAAAAAACGGATCAGGATTTTCCATGATAAATTTCTTTATTCCCCTTGCAATCCGCTCCATGGTCTTATCTGCTAACGGCCTGACTGTGTGCAATCCATGTTTTTCTTTTATTTGTTGCTTTGTATCAAATATCGAAGGGCAAGGTTTTGAAAAATCCAGCACATCCGATACCGGGGTATATGGTTTTAGAATCCCCATTGCCACTTCTTTGCTATTCCGGGGGCCGTGGCTTTTAGTTGGCCACGATATCGGAAGTCCATCACACCGGGAAACCATGAAGAACCGTTTCCGCTTGGTGGGTGCGCCGTAATCAGCCGATATTAATTCTCTGAATTCTACCTGGTACCCTATTATTTTCAGCTGCTCCACGAAACTATTAAAAGTTTCACCAGTCTTATTTTTATCCGGCTGGTTGTCGTCGCCCAGCGGCCCCCAGGTTTTAAATTCCTCAACATTTTCCAAGATAATGACTGTTGGCCGTACTTGCATGGCCCATTTAACCGCTACCCATGCAAGGCCCCGGATGTTTTTATCTTTTGGTTTCCCACCCTTGGCTTTTGAAAAATGAGTACAATCGGGGCTAAACCACGCTAGATCAACCGGACGGCCTTCGCAGGCTTTAATCGGGTCAACATCCCACACACTTTCGCAATAATGCTTTGTATGCGGATGATTTACTTTGTGCATTGCAATTGCCCCGGGATCGTGATTGATCGCAATATCAACCGGTCTGCCCATGGCTTGCTCAATTCCCTCGGAGGCTCCGCCGCCTCCTGCAAAGTTGTCAATAATCAATCCCATATACCACTCCTTATCGCTTCGCGTTTCAAGCAACGAAACATACAAATTCTTATATCGCCCGTATAGTTCTGGCATGTCTCGCAAATAATGTTCATACTAGCCCCATGCTTTCCCGCATCGTACCGCTTTGGGCTACCCGTTCTGCAGCTCCGCGCTGGCCATAACTTCCATATTCTTCCCTGGCGACACTGTTGTATTCCGGAATACTTACCGCCGGCTTCTTAACTTTAGGCCCCCACCCAAACCGCTGGGAGTCTGTTAAACCCGATACCGTGCGTGTAGAATGGGACTTGCTCCATCTAACGCTAATTTCCGTCGCATTTTTCTTCGAGCATTTCTTTGAACATGTCGCCTGATTCCCGCTTGCTGGCAAAAATACTTCTCCGCATTGCTTACACGTGGCGTATTGATAATATTGCTCGAATTCATCACCGAACGCCTCAACCAGTCTTTTGATTGTCGGATTGCCGCCCTCGCTTTTTCCGGTTGTGATCATGCTGATCGTCGTTCTTTCGATGCCAGCAATCCTGCCTAGTTCCGCAAAGGATATGTTCCGCTCCTTCGCAATTCCGATTATTCTCTCCGCTAATGTCATTTTTCATCCCTCCTATAAATTTCTATGACGTTTAAAGCCTCTTTAAAGAGTTTTTCCAGCTGATCCATATTCCCGGTCAAAACTCCGTTATTTTTCGTTGTAATGGCTATTGAGTCCTCAAATACGATATATCTGACATATTTGTCAAACTCCTTTGATTCGACCGGCAGCCCTTCGGCCCGATCATTGTTGTAAAATTTCTTGTTGTGGATCTTTCGTAGGTTCTTTATCATTGTCCACCTCAAACTTCTCGCATCTGCAGTAATGGGTCATTTCGTCGCATGTGTCGCCGCCAGTACATCGGCCATGTTTATTAATATCGCCGCATGTTTTGGGTTCACCCCAACACTCGTCCGGTTCACAATCTGGATATCTATGTTTGCACACATAACATTTCTCATCCAACCACCACTCCTGAATCCAATCTTCGCAATATCCCTCTGATCGTTCATGGTGTTCAGAACTGCAAAACTCATCAATCACTGACTGGCATTTTTCGCATTCTTTCGCGTAAAATATATCTCCAAGTTCGTTGCCGGCCTTATCGTGGTACTTTTCACCCTTCTGGATGACCGCCCCACATAGTTCACATTTATGCTCTTTTCGGGCAGTTCGCACGGTGTCTCTGTAAAAACTCACAGTGTCACCTCCAGATAATTCACAATCACATCTTTGGCCATTTCCCAGCCATAACAAACTTCTGCCAGATAACCTTGCTTGGTCACTTCTTCAATCCACCACTTTTGGTGATCGGACACTTTCCCTTTTTGGGCCTTCATTTCGATGTATAAACCGTGATATTTTCCGCGGGCAACTGGTAAGAAAATATCACTTACGCCAGCCAAAACACCTTCTCGTTTAAATCGTGCTGCTTCTATTTCGCTTCGCTTGCCCCCGTTGGGGATGTGGTGCATTAGTTCCAGTTCTGGATATTTGCCCCGAGAGTATCCGGCCCAGCGGAACAATTCAATCTGTTCAGCGCTTTCAGATGGTGCTTTCATCCCGCAAAACCTCCTTCAAATAAAAATCTGTACACATCAGCACCTCTACATTGGCATAGGCCCCGCTACATCGTCCGCCGTTTTCGGTGTGGTTTTCGGTGTGGTTTTCGCAGTTATGGCAGTTAATCATTGGATATCCTCTTTTATCCGCTTTTCAACGTCATCAGCAACCAATACCTTGTACATATTCGAAACGGCCGTATCAACGGCGTCTTCATAATCACTTGTACAATCAAAATCATCGCGGCTTATCTCAGGCGTATCGATATTTGACGCATCAAGCTCTACGGTACTCGTTTCGGCAAGAATAATATATTTAGACACTTCCACGTTTTCGAATCGTCCATCTGCGCATAAATAGGGACTTTCATACGGCTCACTGCACCAATCGATTAGATCGCATTCGCCGCAGTGGGAATTCATGTCACTTATAAAATTTTTCATTCTTTCACCTCGATCAACGGGCACCAATCCGGCTTTTCGTAAATACTTCCAAGCCTTTTTTTATTAACGCCACAAGTAAATTCAAGCTGGAATGATCCAATCCATGGATTTTTACACGGGCACTTTTCACAACTTACCGGCATTTTTATATCAATCTGTATCATTTGGCACCTCCGTTTCAGTTATGGAATAATCAATATACAGTCCTTGCATAATACCGCCTTTAATCAATAATTCCTTTTCAAACTCACTAAGATTTTCATATGTTTTCGTGTAACTACTTTTTACGCCCATCTTACTTGTCATTGTGATTTTATATATTTTCATCCCTGCACCTCCGACAATTCCGGGTTGTCGTTGATTGATCCGGCAATCTCCCTTCGATAAGCCAGCCAATCTTCACCATAATGGTAACCTTGCGGATTTTCAGCGATACATTCCGGCATAATTCTCCACTGGTCGCGGCAGTATTCTGAATCTGTTAAAACTTTGTGCCAATATGGTTTCCAGCTCATTTCGTTTAATTCCTCGATGGTCAAAGGCTCATTTTTCAAGTCATCCAAGGTTATCCCGGCATCCTCATACATCTTGAGTCGCCCTCTCAGTTCAGCGGCCTGTACCGCTACTGTATATAAAATAGCCAGCTCGCAATCACATTCCATGCAAGCACCTTCCATAAGATCTTCCGGTTCAACCTTGCACCCTTTTTCTTTTGCGCATTTCGAGATATACTCGCAAAGATCAACGTCTTCTTTCCCGTCTGCATATCGCAAAACCGCTTGATTATCTTTGCCGTATGAATAATTCAGCATTGTCTCGGTGTTATTTTTGGGTTCGTCCGTTGTTAATCGTGTTATTTCCATTGGATCTTTCATGATTTATCCTCCAACTTTTCAATCGCAAAAGCTTCTATGGCAGTGCGGGCAACCAGTAACAAGCGTTTTCCCGTCATGGCCGTTTGATATTTTCGGCTCCCAGTGGGTTCCGAGTAGATAATTCTGATAAATGTCTCTACCGCATCGATAACATTTACCGCTTCTCGGTGCAAAATCCGGGTAGCTCTTTTCTTCCCACAATTTAACCTGATCATTTTTGCACTTTTGCAGTTCCTCTGGACTTTTTTTGATTACCTCAATATTCTGTTTTTCCATGTTCTTTCTCCTTTTCCCCATAAACCACAATCTTCGGGCACAGCGGATTTAAATCGTCCGGGTCCAATTTGCAGTGCAGGCCGTCGCTTTTTATTATTTTTTGATCGCATTTTTCGCATTCGTAGTTGGAATCAGTCATTATGTACACCCATAAAATGGAAACATATCTGGTCAACTGGTTTATAATTCATCCAGATCACTTCCTGCTTGTTAGATCCTTGGTATTCTGAATAACCTGGTCTTTTTTCAATTTGCCATCTTTTTAACAAATCGTTGTATAATTCAGAATCATATCCAGATAAAATTATCTTCCCGGGATGATCAATGAGTGCATTGAGTAATTCAACATGATCTTTATCATCCATCTCGTGTTTATATTGCTTCGCCGTTCGGGTTGACAATAAATATGGCGGATCACAATAAATCAAAACATTCTCATATTTGAACCGGTTGATAATTTCCAATGCCGGCCTGTTCTCGATCTGAACTTGTTTAAGTCTGTCTGTAACATCGACGATCCATTGTGGCAGCCGGTACCAGTTTTTTACAGCATAAGCAGACTCTCGGCCTTGCACATCGTTTTTCCAGCCGACCTTGTAACCATTTGTCCGGAATCCATGACCTTGCCAACATCGCACAAGAAAGATCCTGGCTTTTTCAATTTCATCTGTACAATCATCGCCTTCAAAGGCTTGATCATACTCTTGTCTTGAGTATGGGGTCATGGAAATGCTTCTGGCCAGACCCTCCGGGTTATCCCGAATGACCTTGAAAAGATTGAAAACATCACCATCTAAATCATTAATTGTCTCAATGTTAGATGGTTCTTTTTTAAAAAACACTGCTCCGGATCCGAAGAAAGGCTCTACATATGAATGGTGATCCGGAATGTTATCTGTAATCCAATTAGCCAACTTCCACTTACTCCCCGGGTATTTCAACACTGCTTTCATTTCACCTCCAATTCCGGCCACAAATCCACAGCATGGTCGACTTCCATTTCCTCATATGCTTTTTGGCGTTCAGGGGATGTTTCTGGCATATTCGATTTTGCTTTGCCTTGTCCACCATTATTTCGATAACTCCCGCCTTTATCCTGCTCCCGTGCGAGCCAGCTTGTAATAAACCGAAGTATCCCTGATTTTGTTTTCCGCTTTTTCGGGTTACTATCAAGCCAGCCCCTCATGTTGCGAAGCTGCTGCTCAACGTCCACTGCTGGGTAAAGCTCTTTCCATTCGTCTACTCTCATTTGCGTTACTGGATATTTCGTCTTATCATTCAAGGTAAGATCAATAATGACAGGGCTCGAATCAGCAGCTTGTCCGGATGCAGATTTATCTGCTCCGGGCATAAATAACTCTTTATTATCATTATTTGCATTATTATCATTATTGTTTGTATTTTTCGGTGTCACTTCGGTGTCACTTTGTTGTCTTTCTGGTGTCATTTCGGTGTCTTTTTCTGTTTTATTGCGATCTTGATAATTGGCATAATTTAGCACCTTTACGACTGTTTTTTTAGTGTCTTTTTTTAGCTCTATCATTTTGTCGCTCTCCAACATTTTTAAAAAACTATCAACTTTTGTGGTTGACCACCCCCAACGATCAGCCAATTTGCGAATGGAAGTTATTTTTTCGCCTTTATCGACGTCAATTAATTGCGATCCAAGCAAAACTTTTTTCTTTTCATGATTAACCATTAAAAGAATGTCGATCCATGCCCGTGCTTTGTCGTACGGCTTTTCTTCCCATATCCAGTTATCTTGTATACTTCGGTGCAAGCTTATCCATCCTTGCTTTGACAATTAATCACCGCCCCTCTGGCTCAAAATAATGAACCCTTACGGGGCCGTTAAGCCCCGCCCTTCCGCTGGATTATAGAATACTGGTCTTTTATATGTGAAATTTATAAAAGCTTAGAAAGGTATATCGTCACCCAAATCATCCATAAGTTGGAAATCTTCGTCCAGGTCCATTGTCGACATAGGTTCGCTGTTGCTTTGCTGCTGGGTATTGGCGTTATTGCCACCGTCCTTCTTGCTGCTCAAAAACTGGATCTCATCCGCCACAACCTCGGTCACATACCGGCGCTGGCCGTCCTGGGCATCGTAGCTTCTTACTTGCAATCTCCCGGATACGCCGATCTGGCTACCTTTCGATAAATACTGTCCGGCAAATTCTGCCTGCTTTCCCCAGACAACGATTGGGACAAAGTCTGCTTCCTTCTGGCCGTCCTTGTTCTTGAAGCGACGGTCCACGGCCAATGTGAAGCTGGCCACTGATTTACCGGATGTGGTGTTTTTTACTTCAGGATCTCTGGTGAGTCTTCCGACTAAAATTGCTTTATTCATATGTTGCCTCTGGTTCTTGTTCAGGTCTCACTTCGTCTTCCAGGTATTCCGAATCAATTTCTATCTTTGCACCGCTCTGCATAAGTTTCAGCAAATAGATCTTCAAATCATCGAGATATCGCAACGAACTGATTGAGCAGTCAATCTCTGTCGATAAGGTCCATGGGTAATCCTTAAACTTCGAAATACGAATCTCAAAATTAAGGTTTTCATCTTCATTGCATTCGAAAACAACTTTTGCATACTGAAAACTTGAACTTGACCAGGAAGGACTTTTGTCGTAGTTTACCGTCATTTCGGTATTGACCCACTGATAGGATGGGCCGTCATCGTATTCAACTTCCAATCCGCTTGTGTCAACTTTCTCTGCAACAAACTTCTTGAATTCTTTGAAGATATCAGACAACTTGACGACTTTAGGAAGCTCGTTTTCAGCCATCAGCTCTTTGAAATTGCCAAGAATCTTTTTATTTTCGAGAGAAGTCTCTTTAAGAATCTCCGTCAATACGCAATCTAACTTAATTAAATATTGCGAAAAGTCATAACCTTCCAACTGTTTCACCATAACGTCTTTGATCTTTTTCTCAATGACTTTTGTGATATCGCCGTAACTTCCCAAAAGGTTTTCCAAGGATTTGTTTATGCCCTTTTCAAGGTTTTCAGCCACCAACCGTTCTATCATTCCTGATTCCAGACTATCATCAATAACATTTTTGATTGCATTTTCAATGTTCATCATCTACACCTCATCATAAAAATCATCATCTTCAGGAGCTGGGAGCGGATCTGGCTCGTCTGTCGCCGGAAGACTTTTGTCAACAACTGGTTCAACATCGGGGGGTTGGTCATTATCGACGTATTGATATCCTGTTTCCGTAATTACCGCCATATCTCTTTCGTGCGCCGTTTGCATTTCAATTGACATGATTCCCCACTTTGAAATCAATTGTCTAAGCATTGTCTTGTATGCCATCCCGTCGAAATCCTTATACCAGAAAGACGAGTAAAGCCATAAATCACTATCTTTCACATTCCCGGCTTCATAGTCTTCAAAAGATACTTTGTTGTATCTCGGGTCTCTAGCCTTGACCGGGTCCTTGCTAAAAGCTTGGCTATATTTGTCGGCGTGAGCAATCATTTTAGCTTTACTCCAGTACATTGCTTTTTTAAATCCATTCTCATACTCAAACATAGCGTAATATCCAATTGTCGGGGTGTTTTCTCGGTCTTCTTCGTCTTCTATGAGTTGGACTTCAATTTCTTCTTCAAGGGGGTTAAAACTAATTAATTCACCCTCTTTGATGGACAATACATTGAGTTTTCGATAATACCCTGATCGGATCGCTAGCTGGATATAGCCCTTGTAACCCAATAAAAACTGAGCTGTTACACTGGCGACGTTTCCGTTTTTATCTTTCTTTTTAAATGGAACCATGTAATACTGCCCCAATTGAGGGCTGGGAGATAACTTAAGACTTTCCCCCAGCATCGCAGCCGATAAAATTGATCCTTGGTCACATTCTGCCAATGCCGGATTGGTGCTGACCGCCGATATAATTGAGGTAATAAACCGTTGCCCATCCTTGCCGCCGACGACCTCATTTATTTTTCTTTTCACACCATCCCCGGTCATGAAATTTGAAAATGTATCACTTGTCGGTTTTTTCTGTAAGCTGTTGTTAACTGCCATAATTAAACTCTCCCTACTTTTATTTTATTCTCAACAAAGAATGCTTTTAGTGCTTTTTTCTGTTCTGGCGTGACCGCAACTTTAAAGATCAGAACTTCCAGTTTCTGTTCTGGTTCAGCAATTTGCTGATGAGGATCAGTCGATACCACTGTGGTAAAATCTTCCTGAGCCATAATTGCTACTTGCCCTGGGATTACTTCCTCTGTTTTTGCGTCGACTGCGCTTACTTTCGCCCTTTCCAGTGCTATAATCTTCGCTGCTTCTTGCTGCTTTTTCAATTCCTGCTGCTTTTCATATTCCAGCATTTTTTCAACTTGATCTTCCCACCGTTTCTTCTCGGCCATGGCTTCGGCAATTGAAAATGATTGAAGGTACTTGTCAAGCATCTGCTGTTCGCATTCCATTTCAAGGTCTTTGATCACTTTAATATCGTTTCTTATTGTTTCGATGATTGCATTTATTTCTTTCTTGATTGCAGACAGACGCTCACTCGAATTCAACCACTTCGGAACGTGGATTTTGCCATAAGGAACAAGCGTTTCTAGGTCGCCAATTGTTTCGTCAAAATACAGTTTGATCTCAGCGGCTTTTTCATCCTTGACTGCCTGCTCATACGCCTTGACCTGTTTGTCGATTGCCTGGATTGGTTCGTCGATCATGGCGGTTAGGACTTTTACTTTATCCTCAAATTCGACATACGGTTTATTCCACTCTTTTTTGATCTCTTTTCGCTTTCCATCGATGGTATTTTTCAAAGCATTTAGTTTTGCCCGATCTTCTTTTGCCTCTTTGGTGGCGTCTTCGGTAATAACCATGTTTTGATACTTAACCAAACTGACTTCCAATTCCTGCTTAAGTTGATCAAAGTTAAAAACAACCGCCTGAGGGATTATGTCCCCGACTTCTTTCTCCAGTATAAATTCCATTTATCTCTCCTATATCTCCGGCAATATCAAGGCCGGTTTCACTTTATTCTGTACCTGGTTCCAGAACTTTATTTCTGCCTCCAGAAGGTACTCCATATCCTCTAGAACGTCTTCACGTTCAATAAAATAATGTCTTGTAGTTAATTTCACATCTTCAAATCCATGCTTTATTTGGGCCTTTAACACTGCAAAATCATATCCAGTTGCAAGTAGTTGGTGTAGGCATTGAATATAATAATTATCCGGGACTCCATCTTTCCATTTCCCCCACTGCATCGGATTCATTATCTGGGTGGTCTTGATTTCCAGCACACCCATTTTTTCGCCATTTATCCACCCGTCTAGGGTTGCAAATATGAATGGGTGCTTATCGTTGTGAAACATCTTGAATTCGTCGTATTTCACATCATAGTGAGGAAAATCTAGTATGAAAAGTTCTCTCAGCAATGATTCTGCATCATTCCCATATTTCACGACCGGCTTGTCGGAAATGTCCTCTGGTTCGACTTCGCCGGTCTTCTCTTGCCACAGTTGAATATTTGTCTTCCATGGGTTCATCCCTAAGATTGCGGCGGCGTCTGATGCTCCAATCCCTGATTTTCGCTCTTCTAGCCATTGCTGGCGCTTTGTATTCATACTAAAAGATCTTATCGATCAGTTCCGAAACAACCATTGTATTTAATTCAAACCCCGGGTCATCATCCTGTCGTCGTTGAATTGCATTGATGAACATGTCGAAATACGAGCTATCAACTCCGGTAAGTTGCTCTTTTAAAACTTCGATGTTTTTCAGATCGAGATCATTTAGCTGCATCGCCATTTTGACATATTGCCCGGCATTAATTGACCATCCACGCTTAATGAATTTTCTGGTTCGAATTATAGAGCATAGCGGGTACTTGCTGCCTTGGTATAAAAGTTCCTTTGCTAATATAGATTCTAACGCTTCGATATTTAGGTGCAAATCTCTATCAGAACTCAACCAATAATTTGTACAATGCACAAAATCATAATTTTTGTGAATCTCTGATGGGTCTCCATAAAAGCGAATAACAAGCTGTATTTTCCCCTTCAAGGTAATTGCGTTAGATGTAAAATATATAGCTTTGTACGAATCTTCTTCATTGCTTTCATCAGGTGTAGAATTTTTAACATCTTCGTCCTCACCAACTTCGCCAGATGATGAAATGAAGCACGTAATCCTGCCAAACTCGTCATCCTTTACATCAACTTGATTTTTCCCTTTGTGCGTACTGTTAAATTGATTTGCATAATAATTCGCAACGGCCAAACAAGTTTCTTTATTGGTAAAATAATAGTCATAGTCATTAACTTCTTCTCCGGTCAGTAGGCTTGTTATCGCTCCCCCGGTGATTATTGAGTTTTTATTTACTAATTCTTTAACTACATCATCTTTAATGGACTCAACGAAATTTCTGTGAGTTTTTGCCAAAATTGATTTAATTGCTTTTCTATTCATTTACTTACATCCTTTCATGCTGATTCTCGTTCTTTATATTCATCATAACGGCGATCCGGGTCAGGGCCTGCGTTCTTATCTTCCTCAGCCTGCCATTCCCAGGCATCCACCGAACTCACGCAATGTTCGCATCCTAAAATGTCACCATCGCAAGAATAATAGATGGTTTGGCATTCTACGTCACATAATGGACAAACCGGATAATCGGGCACTGGTGGATCTGGCCCATATAAATTTGCAAAGCTCATTTCATCGTTCCTCCTTAAAAAGTTAATGCTTGATTAATGGCAACCTCGGGGTCTTTGTAATCCCACCGGCCAATTCTAAACTTATGGCCATCCGGCGCTTCTTCAAAAACGATCTTTCTGGCATGTGGTCGTCTACAGATATAAGAATTGTTTTCTTTTTTTATCTCGAATCCCTTATCTTGCATAATCTCTACAACTTTTTCCGTACTGAATGCAAACATGTTACCCTCCTGCTTTTAATTATTAAAAGTCAATAAGACCTGCCCTTCGCAGCTATTTTCAATATCAACCTGGTCTACGGGGAAGGCCTCAAATGTGCAGCTGTCCCAAAGCGTGACGTCCGTTTCCGGGTCACATCGCTTTAGCTCATTGATCAATTCCGATACGTTCATTTCTTAATCCTCCACAAATGTTTTTCGTGCCTGCTCCAAGCATCGAATCTCAGACTGGACGCCTTTCAGCCAGCCCTTCCAAAATCCACCAACCACATACCATCGATCTGTCACTTTCTTAAGCACTGATTCCTGTCCGAGTAGGACGGCTATTCGCAGCTCAACTTCCTTCTGGTCCATGATCTTTTTCCATTAAGCCGCCTCGCTCTGCAACTCCACCATTACCGCTTCCAAGTATTCGATGCAATCCGTTAACTTCTCAATGTCCGCTGTGTCAGTATGTGTGAAAAAGTTGTAATCCGCTTTCTTGCTATGATCAAGTCCGTATCGATACACGTTAATGCTCAACCCGCCAACGCTACCCAAAAAGTGGATCATCACACAGGGCTTTCTTCCCATGGCGAATCGATCTTCGTCCACTCCATTGATTTCGATGCTTAATCGCATGATCTCTTGTACTGCTTCTAATTTGTCCATTGGTTTCTCCCTGTTATTCTTGATTTATGTTGTTTGCTGTGATAAAATTGATGTATACTATTTGTAATACTTCTTGAAAAACTCCTGCTGTAACGGGTGTTTTTCTTTTTTTATGCACTTTTGTCTTCCTTTGCATTTTTCATTACTTCGTCATACGGGATAACGAATGCGGCGATGTTTAGATCTCTCTCAGCCGCTTCTCTAATCTGCTCTTTGGTAAAAAGCCCAAACCTTTCGAGCGTCTTTTTTCTGACCTCCACATCAACCCCGAGCGAATAATCTTTCTCCTTCATAACTTGATGGCCTCCTTTCGTTCATGATCATTCCGCTTTTAAAATGTAGTTTTTTTGTTTTGTGTTGTTTCTTCACGGGTGTTTTTTCAAGCGTGGAAAAGACCAGGCTCAAACTCGACATCGCGCTTTCCATCAACTCTTTTAGAAAAAGCCCGGATACTTCCAGTTCATGATCATCAATCCGATTATCCAAGATCACTTTTCTCATCCTGTTCTCAAGCTCATGAACTTCCTCTGTTTCTGATTGAAATTTAATGAATGCGGTGGGTAGATCTAGCAGCTCTACATTAGAGAAAATCGATCTGAAAATCAGGTTCGTCTCATTTAAGAACAGAATTTTCATGTAATCACTCTGATATAGTTCTGCCATTTTTAGTACCGTTTCTTCCGGTGGTAGGTGTTTCCGAACCTCCAGCGAATAAGATTCATAATTTGACAGCGTATGGACTGACAAACATAACTCACAGGCCGCTTCTTCCTGGGTATATCCTGCACGTTCTCTGAACGTCTTTAACACCCCTTTGCACTTTTCGTTCATGTCATTTTTATCTCCTTTCGCTGTATACTTTTAGTAAGGAAAGTTACCGCAAGCTTTCTGCCGCTTACTCCCCGCTTAACTCTTGGCCGATTCCCCGATCGGCCGACCCCAGCACTTCTTAAAAGATTTTCTCCATTCCTTGGCCGGCTGCCGTTGCAGTAGGCCGGCCTCCCCCAAGCATAACCATGGTCATGGACGTAGGTATGTGGGCAGCTGAACCGCATCAGCAGCTCTTTGTCCGTGACCGCGGTATGCTCTGTGACGAATTCAATGATGGTTTGCATGGGTCACTCCTTATTCAAATATTTCCTCAAGGATTGCCGCAATTTCGCATTCAAAAACTTCAAGTTCGTCTTCGTCAAAAGTATCCGCAAGATCAAATTGCCATCTTAAACGACTAGCTATTCTTGAAGAAATAGCGCCGATGTCATACCCTGCGACATCATAAGTGCGGTCTAGTTTTTGGATACTCCCGTCCGGATATACCGCAAACCCTCTCGCTGTTACAAGTATTTCTGTGCCGGCCTTATAAACGGTTTTCTTATCAGTTAAAAAGCTGGTTGTTTCGACATCTTCTTTTAGTTCCATCACTTGACCGATTTTAACTTTCATTTGGTTCTCCTTTTTGTTCTAAAATATTAAATTCACTTCTAATTAACCTTCCAATGATATTTTCTGGGTCGTCTGCTAATTTTTTGAAGTCAATGTCGTAATGTTTTGCAATATCAATCAAGCGTTTTACAGATTCGATTGCTTCCCATAATATTTTTGTTAAATCGCCGCTTTCTGTTTCGTTAAGTTTTTGAATAGTCATATCTGGGAAAATAACTAGATTTCGAACTACCAAGAGCACTTTAGAATTTACTATATAAACCTCGTCTAAATTTCCTCTGTAGGCGCTTGCGTAGATTCTTTTTGTTTGTATCAATTCAACGATCCTTTTCTTGCAATCGTCGTTCATGCGACTCTCCTTTCTACTCACTCGCAACCAATGCCAGTGCTGGCTTCAATTTATTGACAAAATAGATCTGCCCTTTGCCTGTAATCTTTGGCGTAATGCTCAAGCTTACAAATCCGCTGGAATGGGCTACTGCTGTTTCTTTTATTATGAACAATCCCATTTCCATACTCCGCTGAGTTGGCTTATTGTAATCAGTGCCTTTCCGCTTAATCAGGTATCCGTTTTCTCTCAGCCATGCGTAAAACCGCTTTTCACCAGTATCGACGCCGTTTTGCTTGAGGATCTTGGCCATTTCGCCAACTAAGATGGTGCCGGTGCTTGCCGATACCGAATCAGCGAATATTCCTTTTGGGATAAGCTCTTTGATTTGACGATCCTGGTCTTCAATTACTTTATTAGATTCCAGAACAGCCAGGGCGAGAAGGTACTTCCCCTCTGGGATCGTCGCAGATTTTATGGATTCTTCCATTTTGTTGAAGGCTTCGATAAATTTTAATTTCCAGCCCAATGCTTTAGCGCCAGTGAAGCCCATGGCTAGGAGGGAGAATCCGTCTCGAGTTAGGAGGTATTCTGGATAAGATTTACCCGTCCCAGCCTTATAGCTGGATTCAATGAAATAGTCGTTGGTCAGGGCGGAATTTTCCGCTGTGATATTTCTGATTGATTCGAGCACGTCCTTATGCTGCTTTTCAAATCTTTCCGCAACCACCCGGCTGCTGACCATTAGTTTTCCGTTTTTGTTTTCAATGTTGATTAAATCGTTCATGGTTCTCCTTTCTAAGTTACTCAACTCTAAACATCACTTCATGACCAGTGTTTTCTTTGATAAGTAACTTTTTACATTCATCTACAGTCATGTTGTTGTCCAATGCTGACTGGATCACTTCCACCAGCTTGTTGCCATCAAGATAAGCCCATATTTTTTTCTGTTTCCGTTTCATCGGTTCCTCCTTTCTAGCTTGCTTTTGGTTTTTTAGCTTGATTTTCCGTGGTGGAAAGTTCGTCGCTAAAAAAAACTAATTCAATCGGTTCTCCGAGTTTATCGGCTATTATTTTAGCTTCATCAATCGTGATTCTAATACTGCCACTTTCCTTTTTATAGTAAGCCGCCTCTGTTTTCAAACCCAACGCCGCCGCCATATCCATCGCCGATATTTTTTTGCTCGTTCTAATTTCTCTTAAATTTCTCACTTAATCACCTCGTTTCTTATTTTTCGTATTTTCCATCATGGAATATTTATAAACTCATTATACTTTCCACCATGGATAATGTCAACGCTTTTTTTAAAATATTTTTTCCACATTGGATACATCCGTTGTTTTTCCATATTGGATAGAATATAATGTACAAATCAGGGGGTTTCGCACATGAATAGAATAAAAGAACTAAGAATAAAAAAAGGAATTACACAAGCCGAACTTGCTAAGAAAATCGGTGTACAAGGTGCTGCTATTTCGAAATATGAAAACGAGCAACTTCAAATATCAAACGAGGTTTTGAAGTCATTGGCTTTAATATTTGAGGTATCCATCGATTATATTCTTTGTCTAACCGACGACCCCATCCCTTCCCGTGACGTCAACCAGGATCTTTACGACGAACACGATTACGCAAAAGAACTGGAAGCACTGCTGGACGACGAACCGCTTCGAACAGAATTTCAGGATTACGACGAATGGTCCGAAGAAGAAAAAAGAAATCTTTTGAACTTCATCAAAGGGCAAAAGGCACTTAAGAAAATAAACGAAGAAAAATAACAGGCTTTATTCAAGTCTGTTTTTTATTTTGTCAGATTTTATTGAAAGTCTGACATATGTCAAAAAAATCAAATCTACAGGAGGAAAACATGAGTTTTGAGGAGAAGTTGAGAGAGTTTATTGAGCGAGTAAAAAAGACAAAGGACAACATTGCAACGGAAGAAGCCACAAAGACTTCTGTAATAATGCCGTTCTTCCAGATCCTTGGTTATGATGTATTCAACCCGACGGAATTTATACCAGAATACACAGCTGACGTTGGCATTAAAAAAGGCGAAAAAGTGGATTATGCAATCCTTTTAAATGGAGAACTTACCTTACTCATTGAAGCTAAATCGATCAATGAGCAGTTAGAAAAACATGACTCCCAATTGTTCCGCTACTTTGGGACAACGGCGGCAAAATTTGCAATATTAACGAATGGTCTTATTTATCGGTTCTACAGTGACCTGGATGAGCAAAATAAAATGGACAGTTCCCCATTTTTCGAAATTAATTTGCTTGATATCAGCGACAGTGAAATAATTGAACTCAAAAAGTTCTGCAAAGAAAACTTTGACCTGAGCATGATCTTAGATACCGCTTCGGAGCTCAAGTACCTCGGTTTAATCAAGAAAGTCTTGAAAGATGAGTTTTCAAATCCATCCGATGATTTTATCCGTTTTATTTTAACCCAGGGCGTATACGACGGAATGAAGACTCAAAACACTGTCGATAAATACCGGCCCACTGTGAAGAAATCAATATCCCAGTATATTAATGAGCTGGTCAATGACAAAATTCAGAACGCATTAAAAAGCGATGAATCGTTTGAACCCAAGGCCATTCAACAGTTTGAAGAAGTTGATGAATCCGCTCTAATCGCAAGTGTTTCCAATATCATTACTACGGACGAAGAAATCGAGTGCTTTTTCATTGTAAAGTCGATCCTGCATAATGCTGTTGATTTAAACCGGATCGGGTACAAGGACACGGCTAGCTACTTCTCGATTATTATTGACGGGAAAGTTACTAAGTGGATTTGTCGCATATTCTTGAAAGAGAATACGAAATATATCATTATTCCGAATGGTGATGCCAATGAAAAGATTGTCTTAGATAAACTAGACGATATATATGCCTATACCGACCAGCTAGTCGCGCGCCTAAACAACCTGATCGGTTGATAAATCATCGCGGATTTAATGTATTCGATATTTTACATACGTCAAACTTTCGATGCACTTTAATAAATCATGATGATTTCATCTGAATTTTACACGATCTATCGATTTACAGTTCCATGAGAATAGGTATATACTTTAAGCAAATACCATTAGGAGGAACAAATGAAAAGAAATCTATCACTTATTTTAATGTCGGTCTTGGTTGTGGCTCTTATTGCTGGATGCAGCGCCAGTGGTGGCGGGACCACTGCGGCTGAAACAAAACCGAAAGTTGATGTAACGAAAATGTCTGCCGAGGAAATTGTTAAGACCTTCCAAGATGCTGGGTTCCCCATTGAGAATGTTCAAGTTTTAACGGCCGAAACCGATAAGGGAGAATTGCTGGGCCGCCCCAATCAGTATACAAGCAAGGCGATATTTGAAGATGCTCGGTCTAACAGTCCGGCAGCCGGATCGGCTACAGAAGGAACGGCTGGCGGATCGATTGAAGTATTCAAAAATTCCGAAGATGCTCAAGCGAGGTATGATTATATCCAACCAATAACTGAAAATGCAATGTTTTCCCAGTACCTATACTTATATGAGAATGTATTCCTGAGAATCGACGGAGCGCTAACGCCTGATCAAGCCGCTCAATATGAAACGGCATTTAAATCACTGCAAAATGGCGATCTTCCAGAACAATTTTCTGAAACTGCAAAGTAATATTTAACATCTGCTAATAATAACCATATTTTACCCGGGGAGATCCTTCTCCCCGCCTTCCCCCTTAATCTTCTTCACAATTTTTTACTCTAAATTATTCACTGCTACCTCTGATTTTCTGCTACAATAAAAGAACACACGTTCTATTTTTCATTGCATTGATAAACGGAGGTTAAACATTGTATAAAATGACACAGAAACATGTAATAAAAACACTAAACAAATATCCTATTTTGACACTGCCGGTCCCAATTCACGCCATAGAAGAAATCATTACCGATAAAGGTTACTCCCTAATAAATTGCTCGGAGATCAATAGGCCATGCATTTTTAGAAAAGAGCTTATTTTGCCACGTTTTGAAACAATCTCAGATCAAAGATTTGCCTTGGCGCATGAGCTTGGCCATATTGTTTCCCACGGACGACAAAAGACCGCAATCGATACCCCTGGAAAGCACGAAGCCTCAGCAGATGCTTTTGCGCTCTATTTCACCATGCCCCCATACTTATTTGAAAAAGATATAAAACGATTGAATGAGTGGGATTTAGCGGAAAAATATGGCATGCCAGTAGAGCAAGTGCTTAACCGCGCGAAGCTGTGCGGCCATTACCAATACCAGTAAAAGAAGGTGTTCTCATGTCCAATAAAAAAGCAGCACTCTACATCCGGGTCTCTACGGCCATGCAGGCAGACAAAGACAGTCTTCCCCTGCAGCGCGATGATCTGGTAAACTATGCCAGGTACGCTCTGAACATCGATGACTATGAGATCTTTGAAGATGCCGGGTTCTCTGCCAAAAACACAGACCGGCCTAAATACCAGGAAATGATGACCCGGGTCCGAAACCGTGAGTTTTCGCACATTCTGGTCTGGAAAATCGACCGGATCAGCCGGAACCTGATTGACTTTTGTGAAATGTATGAAGAAATAAAAAAATATGATACTGCCTTTATTTCCAAAAATGAACAGTTTGATACCAGCAGTGCCATGGGTGAAGCTATGCTTAAGATCATCTTGGTGTTTGCGGAGCTGGAAAGAAAGTTAACTGGCGAACGGGTTTTATCGGTTATGATTGATCGGGCATCCAAAGGCATGTGGAATGGCGCGCGCTACCCGCTCGGTTATAATCAAGCAGACGGCGAGGACTTTCCTCAAATTGACGCTGATGAAGCTAAAACGGTCCAGTATATTTTTGATCTATACGAAGAACTCTGTTCATCAACAAAGGTCGCGCGGGTTTTGAAAAAAGAAAATTACAGGACTAAACGTGACGGTGAATGGCGCTCAAAAACAATTACTGATATATTGAAAAATCCTTTTTATGTGGGTGACTATCGTTACAATTACAAGCAATCTGCCCGTGGGAAAAAGAAAAGAGAAGAAGAATGGGTTCTTGTTTCTGACAATCACCCAGCTATTATAACAAGAGACCAATTTAACCGGGTTCAAGGGATTCTTGAAGAAAACTATAAAGGCGACAGCCAAAGGCAACGAGAGAGCGTAAAGACCTCTGTTTTTTCAAAGTTAATCGTATGCGGTGAATGCGACAGGCATTACATAGCTGGGTCGGACAAGGTCCGCAGAAACGGATTAATTCCTTCTCGGTACCGATGTGTTGGATACTCCCATGGGCAAAAGTGCAAAGGAAGTATTGGGGACGTTGTCCTTCTCCCGTTCGTTTTTAATTACCTATCGAATTATTACAAGCTTACTCAAACGATTAACCCAAAGATGAGGATCGGAACGATCAGGAAAATACTTTTGTCCGGGGTGCCGTTTATTCGAGTTGCAGACATCCCTGATGAAGATGTTATGGCCATCAAGAACTATCTGATTTATTCAAACAACGCAACAGCACTTTATAAACATGAATCAAGAAAGACATTAACAGTTGTTAAACGATCCGATCCGATGGAAACTGAGTTAAAAATACAAGAAACTGCTCTGAACCGGTTGCAAGATCTCTACTTATATTCATCTGATTCCATGAGCCAAAAAGATTATATTTTGAAGAAAACTGAAATCGAACGCGAAATAGCAACCATAAAAATAAATTTGATTGAAAAAAATACCGCCACCAAATTTAACAACGATGATGCATCTATGTTTATTGAGGGCGTGGCACTGCTAAAATCGATAATGCTGGGCCATGAACAGGCGTACACCTATGAGGACCTGGCGAAGAATATTGGCATTACCCATATGCATGCAATTGCAAACGCATTGATATCTAAAATAACTGTCAGCGATGGTGTCCCGGTTAAGATTATGTTTAAAAACGGTATGGTCCATCATTTCACCTGGCAAGAAAACAAAACGGTCACGTTGGTGGATGAGTTGGTTTACCAGTACCAAGAGCCGATTTTAAAACATATTGAAAAGCATGGCTCCATCGACAGGACAGAACTTCGGAAATTAACTCGCTGCGGAACATGTAGTGCCGATCGCGTTGCTTATGCAATGATTGAAAGCGGAGCCTTAATTCAAATTAGAGGCCAAAGTCACATAAAATATGCCAAAAATGATCCAAAAAGTTAA